ACACAAAGATCATTTGTTCTAGTGTTTGAATAAGAGTAGCCATTTGAGATTGATTATACTCTTGAGTAGCTTGAGGTAATATAGGTGTTGTAATTTTAGCCATTAACTACCTCTTTTTCCATCAGGTTGCATATCAACTCTTAATGTTCCATATCTCCAATTTTCACCAGTAGCATTACTTTCAAGTTTTAAAGAAAGTTGTCTTCCTCTAATTCTTGTATCTTGTTTAGTTGTACTAGTTGTAATTTCAAAAGGACCATGGGTTGTTTGAGTAGCTGAAGGATAAGGTCTTGTTTGCATTGTAATATCTACATTACCTACTTGATTTTTAAAGTCAGGTAGAATTCTTCTTATTGACATAAAGTTATCTCCTTCTCCTATATCAATATCACCAGATTCTATAAAAGCTACCATTGCACTACCGTCGTCATCAGTGCCTGTTTCTTGAGCGTAGATAAAACTACGACCTGTTTTAAGACCTTGAACAGTAGGAGTTGCTGTAGCAGAACTGCCTGCAACAAATTGAGAAGCATAAGGAACAGAATAAATACTACTATTACTCCATGTAGTTCTATCCAAAGATCCTACATACCATAAATTTTCTAAATAATTATATACAACTTGTTTATTAATAACGTTAGAAGTTGAATCTGCATAGAACCACATAACTTCATTATAATCTGCGTTTGAAGCACAATAAACTTCTGTTAGAGAAGAAGGTGAAATAGAATCAAAAACATGATCTTGCACACTACAAGGTATTTTTTTAACAGCACCATCATATAAGAAGAAAGAATCATTACCCATCCAATAAGCAATACCGTTTACATCAACTGCTGCGTTTAATCCTACAGCACCACAATTCGAACCTAATTGTTTAAAACCAAAAGTAAGAGGAGGACCAATAAACTGCATTTGATACAAGGCAGTATCTGTCCAAATAAGAATAGCACCTCTACTTCTTACAGCTGCTTGAATTTGATTACCTGCTGTTAGTCTGTGACTACCTGCAGTGTTAATAGAAGAAGGAGTCCATTCGTTTTGATTTTCTTGAGTAGACCATCGAATAAACATACTATCTTGAGTAGAGGTATCTCCAATAGTTGTTTCTGTTCCTAAACAAATAACGTGACGATCATCACCTGAAACTAACATTAATCTAGTTTTTGTAGGAGCTGTAGAAACCTCTGTTACAGATGATCTATTGCTTGATAAACCAGCTGAAGTATCCCAATAAGACAATCCACCATTAAATTGTTGTGATAAAACATCTTCTCCCCAGTTGTCCAAGGACCATTTTCCTGCTTCCAATAACACACCAGAAGCGCCTGTCAAACCTTCTCTAGATGTATCCCAAGTTGAGTCTCCCCAAGTACCAGCACCCCAACCATATCCTAGTAAAGAAGTTGCAGGACCTGTATTAAATTGATAGGAAGCATTAGCAGTGGCTCCTGTAGCTGTTGAAGTAGCTGCGGCAGGTGCTTCTATAGTATATGTATCCGTAGTGGGGACAGTTAATATTTCAAACTCTCTTTGTAAATTAGCTTGAGTTATTCCCCCTACAGCAGCACTCACAGTTGCAATCGTTACAAAGTCCCCTATGAGCGCCCCATGAGACGCGTCTGTCACAGTGACAGTAGATGATTCATCAGTTACAGCAAACTGTGTAATGTTGCCCGTGCCTGAAGCACGTATAGGGGAAATGTCAGCATAGTTATTTTCAGAATATGCATACAACTTTTTATTAGTTCCATACACAGCATATTTAACACCATCTAAACTTGAATAAGTTAGAACAGCTCTTACTGCTCCAATGATTCCGTCTTGTGTTACTTTAGACCAGCCACCTATTTTTTCAGGTAGTCCATAACGAAATCTTACGTTGTCACAATCCGACCATTTACCCTCTGCGCCGTATTCAGTATTCTGCTTATCTATACCTGGTGCAAATTGCAGTTTTGTTAACGGCATTGAAGCTCCTAGTTAGTTGCGTAGAATGGCATCCAGTAATCAGTGCCATTAATATTGACACGGATATGTCCTGTTAAAGATCCTACACTTGTATCAGTTGTAATACTCTTAGTTTGATCTGAAGCACTTGTGCCATCAAATCTAATAAACTCTTGATCTGTATCATCTTGGTCTAATGTTAAACAAGCTATAGCACCAGAAGTGTTTGCTTGACTGACTGTTACTAATGCACTTGTTGGTGAGCTTGTGCCAAAACCAATTTTATCTGCTGACCCATCTATAAAGAAAGCATGTGTTAAAGTATTTGTTTCTGCTCTAAAATCTACTGAAGCGCCTGAATCATTAAAAGTAAACCCACCCCCATCAAAGTCAATGGCTCCTGTTGCTTTTACACCACCAACAACATGTAGTTCTGTTGAAGGAGAAGCTGTTTTTATACCTACTCTATCATTACCTGCATCAGTGAAAAATAAGTTTGCATCACCATTACCTTCAATACGAAAGTCTAAGTCAGCACTTGATTCGTTAAAGACAAAAGTACCACCGTCGAGAGAAGTGTTACCTGACACTGTTAATGTTCCATTAGCTTTCAAATTACCAGCGTCGGCCAAAACATCAAACATTGTAGAACCGTCGGAATAAAGTATATGCTTAGATCCTGCTACTAAATTTGTTGCTGTACCGCCCGCAGGTTTAAAACCTAAACTGTGAGTTCCCATAGTGGTTGCGTTATCGACTATATACCAAGTCTCTACAGCTTCGCATTGCATTGTTGTATTACCTGATAAGGTACCTGTTAATTTTATAATAGCATTACTTTGTTCATCTGCAGTCGTACCATCAGAGGCAGTTAAAGAATCAGTTGTGCTTGCGACTGCAACAGCTACATATCCTTTAATTGCTGATTCTACTTTTTGTAAATTATTGTTTGTAATAGTACCCCAAGTTCCAGAGTTTTCTCCAGTCGCTTGAATTTCTAAATTTAAAATTGATGAATACGTTGATGCCATATTTTAATCCTATCCTACGTCATCCAATAATGCAGCTACAATACAAGTAGCACTTGCATCTCCTGCATCACCTATATCTGAACTAATAGCATGGATGTCTGCTACAGTTGCGTTAGGTAATCTTCCAAACCATGATTGACTTGGTCCTATAAATATTCCATCAGCTAGATTATTAGCTGCTGTTCCTGCATCTATTGATAACATAATGCCGTCTGTGGTGCTAGTATTTTTAACAAATAAAAATTTAACTTTGTCTCCTGTGGCTATTGCTGTCGGAGCTGTATCTTGATCTACTGCCGTATAATCTAAAAAATGACCTGCTATGAGGTCAGCACTTGTCGTGGTTACTTCAGTCTTCTTATAATACCATTTATCATTGACATCATCAGGGGTAACTGTCATAGATCCACTAATTGTGGTAGCTATCTCATCTGGTAATAATGTTACTGATAAGCTTACTGTTGCGTCATTGGCCATTAATCTGTGCTCCCTGGTTCTACATCAATCCATGTAGCGTCTGCTGTGTCGTCTACTTCATTCCATAAGAAAAAATTAGGTGATCCTACAGAAAATGAAATTAAATTTTGAAATGCATCACCAAATGCTGTTTCATCTCCCAATCCTACAGTAATTTGTCCTGCAGTGCTAGTAGTAACATTAGCATCAGCAGCCACAGTTTCAGTGCCTATCGTAAAGCTTGCTGATACAGTAGTAACTGCAAATGTTGCCGCGCCTATTACAGATCCTAAATCATCAACACTAGCACTTAAAGAAACACCACTAACAAATGGTGATCCTACATTTTGAACTGCTCCTCCTCTAACTGAGGCAATTCCAAACTCTGATATTGATCCGTGACCTAACATTTATCTTGCCGTTGTCGGCACTCCTTTACTACTAACAAATGGGTTCTCTGCAAAAGCCATGTAAACAAATGTTTGACCATTTGTATTATAACTTGCACCATCACTTCTTACTTTAAAACCATTACTACAAAAATCACCAAAGGTACTAGTTGCTTCTGCATCAGTTGCTTCTGCTTTAACATATTTACTAAATGGGTTAGTGGGGTTTCTTGTACCATCAAATATAAACCATTCTCTACCACTAGATGTTCCTTTTATCATGACCCAAGCAGGTTTAAATCCTGTATACACAAATGGTCCGTTTGTACTACCATTACCAACATAGCTGCCGAATTTTGAGTAGCCTTGTTTTTCTGCAAAACTATAAAATACATATGAGCCACCATTTGTATTTAATCTATCGTTATTAGTTACACCACCTACAGTAAAGACACTTGAAGTTGGAGATGTATCTCCATAAAAACCAAAATCTTCTTTAGCATCTGTATTATTTAATCTTAATCCATGTGTATTTCCAATAGATTCATGATAGACATTCCAAGCATCTGCTGCATTTAACTTTTTTGTAATATGTAATTTAGGTACTGCACCTAATCCATGTCCTACTGTTAATTCACTACCTGTACCTGTATATGTTCCAATACTAAATCCTGCTTCTTGATTTACTTGTAGATTAACAGTAATAGAACCATCATCATTATCAGCTTTTGTTCCGCCATTACACTTCCATTGCCATGCTACAAAGGTTTGACTATCACCATTAGTATTTCTTTGATTTGCAGGACCTACTGTAAAACCATCAGTATCGAAAGAAATAAGGTCTTTAGCAGTATCTGCAGTATTAAATTCTGCAACATCTGCTTCACTACCTAAACTTTTTGCTCTACCTCTTGTACTATCAAACAAAGCATGAGTTGATGTTGAACTTCTTCTTTTTATCCAAATCCAATCAGGTGCTATAGTAGCATTACCTTGACTAGTTACTGCTAGGGTAGAACTATTACCACTATAAGCTGCTGCTTGAAAATATTCTGATGGGTCGTCTATATCTGTATAAGCCATTATCCAAACTCCGCTAAATTTTTAGTGTTAAGTGCAAAATAACCTGATGGTGGTGCATATTTAAATAAACCTTCACCATTAGCATCTGTATTTCCTGCTGAAGAAATTTCTCCTGCAAAAGTATCGTCTGCACCAAAGTTAGTATTGTAGGTTACTGTTGAACTTCCTTGACCATTACTTTGTGCAAAAACATAAAGAGCATTGTCAATATCAATTGTTCCTTGACTTGCGTTATTTTTATAAAATGTAACAGTATTTTGTGCTGTGTCTAAATCTAGTGCTATTGCCATTATGTCATCTACTGCCCAAGTTGCACCATAAGAAGCACCTCCCGGAAGTTTTGTAGCATTCATTACATAACCATGACCAGAGCCACCATTTTGTGATTCATCTAGTTGTCTCTGACCATCAAAACCATCTACAGTAGATATACCTATCATTGCATTACTTGCTGTTTTTGCTGTGCAAATCATTTCAACATACCATTTACCCTTTTGTACTGCTATGGAACTTCCTGCTGTACTTGCGTTAGTACAAACTGTTTTTAAATTACCTTCACTAAATGCAACTGTAGTTGTGTCTGTTAATAAAGGATTCATAGTAGCAAAATTATTAGTAGGTGTATCTATCATTACATCTGTTGCTGCAAGATTAGTTACTGCCCAATGATGGTCATTACCTGAAGTATCTGCACCTATACCACTAGAGTTTTGACTTGTACCTGTTTCTTTAAACTCTAAATAAAAACCATTAGTCCCATAACTACCTGTGTAGGCTTTTGGTATCCAAACACCATTGTCATCAGTCTCAGCGAAGTCTGTTGGTGCTTTTGCAGCACCATCTACAAGATGAACTTCTGTTAGGTATGCATCAAGGTAGCTACTTGAATTATAAGATGACTGACTTCCTATAGTATGGGGAGCTGTATTATTAACCGCAAAATCATCATTTTGACTAGGATTATTTCTTTGAGAAAAATCTGTAATTTGTGTTCCGTTTACATATAACTTTATTCTGTCATTAGCAGTGCCATTAGTTGTATCTATTGCAAGAACAATATGATACCAAGCACTTGGGTCACGAAAAAGTGCTGTTGTTAAGAAGTGATTATAAGTCCAACCAGTAAGACATAACTGGTCATTAACAAAAGCTAAACCTTGCCAACCTGTATTAGCATTTGCTCCATAAGCTAGAAAAATCATTTGATTTCCTGATGGTGATAGATTTGCTCTTTTAAGCCAAGTGCTAAAGGTAAAAGTTTTACGATTACCAGCACTAGATGGAGTTCTTCTTAAATCAGCACTATCATTATCATTAAACCTAAGAGAATTATCTATTTCATATCCACCACTAACTGAATTAGCACCTAAGATATTAACCATTATACTACCTCGTCTGGAAATTCTCCAAGTGGTCTTGATGTAACTCCATCACTATCTGTTGTGTATTCTAATAAAGTAATTAAGGCTTCAACATTTGCACAACCATCTATAGCTGTTTCCATAGCATTAACTTTTGTTCTTACTGCTGCTCTATAAGTTGCAATATTACTTGGTACAGAATAATCAGAAACATCTGCTGCTTTGATTACATACCAATCAGTATTTGATAATAGTCCTGCTGCTTGTGCGTTGAATTGATTTTTATAATTAGTCTTTAATCCATAAGTAAC